CTGATATTTGGGAGCCCACCTCCTAGTCCCCGATCTAACACAGGACATGATGAACGATCTTAGCCTAGCTTCAGTCCAAACCTTCATCTCATCTTGTTGACCAAGTCATAGAACATGAAGCAACTGATAGCATCATCCAGTGCCTTGGCCTGTGCCTGTTCGGTCCACTTCTTTACATGGGTGTCCCCGTTGTTGGTATTGATAATAACGGTGTGGATTGGCGGGTCATAGTCTAGGTAGCTGGCAATCTTTACCATCCTAGATTCCGAAGCTAACTGCATAGAATCTTTGTGGTATGCTTTGCGAGTGATGTCCTGATGCTCTGCCACCTCCCTTGTCTTGTAGTCAAACAGGGCAAGCTTGCCATTGTGTATGGCTAACAGGTCAATTGTTCCTGCTGTGTTAAACTCTTTGTCACTATTGGAAATCACTCCCTCAACCTCCACCACCTCTAGGTCTTGGTCATCTGCCCATTCAATGAAAGGCATGACAAATGGTTCCCAACATGGGGGACACTGACCCCCGCAAATGGTAGTTTCTAAATGCTTGTGACACTCGGTTCCCCAAGAAGAACTTTTCACTTCCTCCCCCGTCTTCGGGTGAACTCTCATTCCCCACAGCATATCCATGATTTGCTCCTCACTAAGATGCGGGTGTTCCTTGCTGATTTCTATAGCTCTCTTGGTCCTCCAAGTTTCAAAGAATGGATCAGGAAAAACCTTCAGCTTCTCGGTAACACTAGCAACGATGGCTTTGCCACTGTTCTGGGATTCCCTCCTTGCTTGGAAGGGAGTGGACAGGTCATCCCGAAGGAAGCCTGAGTCTTTTTTTATTTCATAAAAGTGGGCCATAATATAAAGCGGGGGCCGAAGCCCCCGCAGTTTAATTAGAATGGTGCTCCTTCCTCCTGAACCAAATCTCGGCCCTCTTGGATAGCTTCCCTCACTTCTAGCAAGTCCTTTGCAATGGAGTATACAATGTATTTGAATTGTTCATTGTATCCACCGCTCTTGAACGTGCTGTCTTGAGCTGCCACTTGGCTTGCTTGGTTGATGCAAGCTTGAATGGCAATCTCTCTTCCCTTGTCTACTCCACCACTGCCATTGTTGGAGTAGTTCGGTCGTTTGAAGAACGTCTCGGTTCCATCACTGGACTGGTGTCCGGTGTAGCCTTGACTGTCCTGTGGAATCTCTCTTGGTATTGAGATTTTCCATTTGGTGTGACCCTTTGGGGTCTTGTATGTTGAGTCGGTTGCCTCTACTGTGGCTCCCGCCTCTGCCCAACGAGGGGCTCTGCTTTTGCCGTTGGCAACTCCTTTTGTGCCATCGTCAAATTCTAACCAGAACCCCCAGAGGTCCCCGTTAGGTGTGCTTCTTGGTTCGTCTCCCATGAGACGTACTGTTTTTATTGTTTTTATTTGTGACATATTTTAGTCTACGTTGTACCAATACTCATCCTCAGGTGAGAGGGTAGAGATTGGGCTTGTTTGGAATAGCCGGGTTTTGGTATCAAACCAAAGGTCGCGGCTAAAGTTGACCCCGCTGTTGCGTTGCTTGAAGACGGTGAACACTGCATCTCCCTGCTTTTTAAATTTGTCCTGCTCTTCCGCACTTCCGTTAGACATTGCCAACTCCTTAGCAGTGTTACGGTGCATTGAGCAAATGGTGTGGCTAGCCTGAGACAGTTCTTGGCTTCCCAAAATAGATCCGGGGCTTGTAGGGGCATACTTAGTGCCCCCGTTCTCTTTACTTTTCGCATCGGCGTGAGCTATCAGGACAATGGAAAGCTGGTGCTTAACCGCTGTCCTAGCTAAGTCCTTTGATATCAAACCCTGTTGTTCAAAGTCAAGCTTGGGTGCAAGGTAGCTAAAACTATCTATCAATATAGTGTTAATACCATACTTCTGTTTGGCTAAAATAATCTCTGCCTTCAGTCCTTCCCAGTTGTTTCCACAGTCCCTGAAGTTGGTATCATCTATGAAGTAGATGTTCTCTCCTAGTTCATCTGCAACTTGAGCACACTGCTCATGCTTGGGTTCCTCTCCAAGGAGTTGTGTTCCTAGTTGAAGCATCATGTTCTCAATGGGTACCTCAAAGGATACGGCCATGCACTTGGTGCCAGTGCTGGCTAGGTGGAGCAGTAGCTGGTATGCTATCTGACTCTTGCCCGATCCGGGGATACCAATGATGGTGAACAGCTCGCTCTCCCGTAATGACAGGGGCATATCTTGGAAGCACCAGTTCTTCCACTCTCGCTCCCTCTCTTGTTGGGTGACACAATCCTGCATCTGCAAAACAAAATCGTTTGGCCTTACCAAAGCTTCTGGCTCGTTGCCCTTGGCACTATCCATGAGCCTCTTTAGATCGTCCTCAGTGGGGTGATCCTTGACCAACCAATCGTTCACATCATTGTGTGGCTCTGGTATTTCTATCCGGTAGCATCGGTCCGCTGAGAGCCTCTGAGATAGCTTGATAAACATCTGCTGACCTGCGTCATCCATGTCGCTGGCAACATAAATGCGTTCCATCCTAGTCAGCATCTCAAAGCAGTTCTCAATCCACCCGTGGTTGCTTGCTGATGGTACAGCAATGACAGGGATGCGATTCTCCTTTTGCATTTGGTGCAGGGACATACAATCAATCTCCCCCTCGCAAATGATAAGCTCTCGGTCATCCTCCCCCACTAGGTGCAAACCAAAAGGCGTGGCAAACACTGGCTGGGTGCTGTAGATTTGTTTCTTGTTTCCAATCCTAGTAACACAAGTGTACTTGAGCATTCGGCAACGACCCTCGCTATCATAGAGCGGAGCCCCCCACCAGTGTCCACCCTTCTGCTCGTGGTGGAAGATGTTATACTTACCAAGAGTGCGTTCGTTGATCCCTCGTTTCTCCACCATGTAGCGGTGTACCTCACTGCCCCTGAGAGCAGTGTCGGGAACAGTTTGAACCTCCACCCGATCCTCTGTCTTGACAGTTCTGATTTGCTCAAAGCCGCAGAACTTGAGAGCCCATCTCATCGTCTCCGAGAACGATCCTCCAAGCTTGCGGTGGCACAGTTCTAGGATGTTGCAACTCTCTCCAGTTTGGTGATCTTTGGCAACGTAGACAGAGGAATTCTTAGCCTTGAATACATTGCAAGACCTGCCCTCGGCATCGCCCCGCAAGTCGGCCATGACATACCGACCACCCGCTTCCCTCTTTGCTCCCGGAAACATTTCGGCCATGAGCCGATCTATTTTGGAACTGAGTTCCCTTTTTATCTCGTCGGGTGTCTTCATATTTTAATGTGCAAGGGTTCGTTTTGTTCTCTTGGTTCAGGTTTTAGCATCCGGTCAATGATAACTCCGGTGCAACACTGCTGCTCATAGGCCAACCTATGCAGTAGATCGTGGGTTTCAGGCTTGATAGTTGTCTGCAACCTCACCCGATCTCCGGGCATCCATTTGCGTGGCCTGCCTCGTCTCTCTTTTCTATTTTTATATCTGACAAGGGCAAGATCTCTGTCCGATGGATTGTTTTCTGTCAACTGCTGTTTAGTTTTTTTGTTTTCGGTCATACTTTTTTAGGTTTATCGGTTGGTTTTAATAATGGATCGACGGCTTCTGTCACTCCGGTGAGTCTTTGTGCAAACTTGGAGTCTGTCTCCTTCCACTCCATCACCTGCTTGTCTGCGTAGATGCAGGACAAGTGATGCCTGTCTGCATACCACCCAATGCTAGGCCATGAAGCCATTGGAATTTTACTGGCTAGGTGGATTGAAACAAACCTCGCTTCTGCGGTGTGTGCATCCCTCCTTCTGCTTAATATTTGTTCAAGGGGTATGCCGTACCACTCTGAAACTGCGGTGAACACAGCCTCAATCTTCCCCTTCATTGATGATGTCGGTTCATATTTCATTTAAAGTTTATTGCTTCAGGATTGTATCCATTCTCTATGGCTGCTGCGTCATAGGCTCTTGCCGCCTCCTCTTCATCATCAAAGCATCCGAGGTGTTTCTGTTTCCCATTAGAATCCTTAAAATAAGCCGTCCATTTTCTGACCTTCTTGTTGAAACTAACACCCCGAAATTTAGACGATTTTCCTTTCGGTTTATTTTGAAAGCTCCTACCGTTTTGGGAGCGTGTCACCATCCTTAAATTGTCAACTTGGTTCTCAGTCTTCACCCCATTGATGTGATCCACTTCCAAGGACTTGTCCCAATCGGGAAGGAAATGCTGGGCCACAAGGCGAGCAACTAAAAAAGATTGAGTCCTTTTATTTTTACTCAAAACAATAACAATGTACCCACGGCTATTCCCATTTAACTTCATAATCCTAGTCTTGCCATACCACAGTGACATAACTTTCCCTTGATTGGATATTCGGTAGATTCCCTCATAGCCAATAACATCTTTCCATTCTTCTTTCATAATTCTTGGTAACTTATAACAAAACTCCTAGTCAGTAAGTAACTCTTGGTTACTCTAACATACTACAACTTTCTCTTGGTAAGATAATACTAGGATAGGGTAACGCAGGGTTACCACCCCCCGGTAGTGTGACGGTGAACAGGTTGGAGTTGTCCATCCTTCTCTTGATTGTAACGAGCTTGCGTTTCTGAAGCCTTGTAAGCACCCTAGAAACGCTTTTCGGGTGAAGCCCTGTGTCTTTCCCTATCTTTGAGGTGGAAGGGAAGCACAGGCCATTGTCTGGGTTGGCGTGGTGAGCCAAGCACAACAACACAAGCTTGTCCGTTGAGGGTAAGGGGATAGCCCAAACCCTCCGTTCCAATTCAAAGGACATTTAACAGCCGTTATAATCTTGCCATTCAGGAACTGTCCGGTCTTCTTCATAGTCTTCCTCTGCCTGTTGTTTGGCAAGACTCGCAAGGTCAAAGACCTTGGAGCTTGGAAGGGTGTCTATGATTTCTTCCCCGTCTTCAATCACCTTCTGAACGTATCCATCTGAGTCAATGGACACCTTCAGCCCTTGTATTTCAAACTCTCTCATCGGGAGAGATTACACTCCCCTTTCTGGAGGGCATCAAAGAGGGTATCCACCTCTTGGTCTGTTGGTTCAGAGTCTAGCCTGTAAAGCTCATCCTTGTAGAGCTCATCCATTGCAATGCTGTCGCTCAAGATAGAGTCGGCTTCACTGAGTTTTTTATCAGTAAATTCTCTTGCTTCCTTTCCCCCGCTTCGGAGGTACTCCCTTGCGGAGTGTATTAGTTCATGCACTTTTTGTTTATCCATTTTTTTCCTTTCATTAGTGGGCGTGTTGCCCGTTCAGTTATTACTAGAGTTGAAAAACCCTAGCCTTGCAAGTTCTTTTTCCACTTTGTTCCAATGCGGTTGAGTTGCCTCCAGTTTCCGGTGGAAGCTCGGCCCTCCGTTGTGCAGTCTAGCCAAGTCCTCCATTGTTGGTTGCCTTCCTAGTCTCTTAGGGGTTGCATACCGCTTCATGTAGCAATAGATTATTGTCTCTGCTCGCTTCGGGTTGAAAGCGTCTTCATGTACAAAGGGCTTGTCAATCACCCCGTTACTTAGCCCCCACTCACTAGCATCTTGGACATATGCAGCTTGTAGTTGATACATTCCCCAACTTGCGCCACCGTCACCAATGGCTTCGGGGTTTTCCCCACTCTCAACTAGAGCAAGGGCTTTTAGAAAGAGGAGCCAAGCAGTCATTCCGCTCCCCCTTTCTTATATATTGAAGAAAGCACTTCCTCTTTCAGCGGGAACCCGTAATAATCTAAAGATTGTAGCTCCTCAAGGGGTAAGTCTTTTATCTTTACCCCGAAGAAAGGACTACTCTCTTCGTTCATCTTGTCTTCCCAACCAAAAGCATTCTCTTCTTCTTGGTCTAAATAAGTTTGGAAATCTTTAGGGCTCAACGCTAAGATTGAGCGGTCGTTTAGCGTAGTGAAATCAAATTTCATTGCCTTGTCCTTCCTTAGGTTGAAACTTAAATGGCTTGGGGTGAATATGAACTTCCGTTATTTCATACCCAACGTGAGTTTGATCTTCCTCTTTAAGATCAATTACATTCTGGCAAAAGGAAGGGATGAAACATACATTGCCCCCTATTTCCTCTTTCCTATAGCTTAACCGTTCAAAGCAACTTCCTAAGCTTTCAATGTTTGGATAGACCTTTTCATCTACTCCGCTCCCGTTATAGTATCTCTTTACTATGTAAACCCAGTCGCTTGGTTCTGTCTCAGCATAATTTATTGTCAATTTTTTCATTTCCTTTTCCTTTCTTTCATTTTGATTGCTAAAAGTGAGACCAAGACAACGGCCCCCGCTATAAATCTAATTGTTTCAGCTTCCATTTTCCACCCCCTCAAATGCGTCCGGATTGCCCGCTTTGATTGCCTTGAAACTCCTTGCGGTTATCTCAACCGCAACCCCCTCATTAAAAGGAAAGCCCCATTGGATTGCGTCTTCCCTTGCTTCTTTTTCATTCAAGCCGACACCCCAAACGGAGCCGCTCAAATCGTGGTCAATAATTGCAAAATGTTTCATTTTGTTTTGCTTTCTTTTTTAGTGTTACTGATTAAAGGTTTTTAGGTATCCCCTACCCAACTCCTTTTTCATTTGTTCTTTTCTTTTTCGGGCTTTGTTTCCATTGCCCCAAACTCTTTGAGAGCACTGAGACCAGTGCATTCGGGCTTTGAGTTGCTTGCGTTGCCAGTAAATTGAATTTGCGGTAATCCAAATGTCTAAAGTGCTGAGAGGATTAAGAGTTGATTGAATCATTTTCTTTTAGTCTTTCTTTTTAAGGGTTAAATTGGTTAAGGGTTTGGGGGCTTGCGCCCCCGTCAATTCCTAGTATGAAATTGGTTGCTTTACCCGCTTGACCGCTAGCTGACACGGCCCAAGACGGGTTCTCTTTTAGCTTACTGCTCCACCCTTCAAGGTAGGCGGCTGAATTATCCCAATCGGGCTCTACTCCAATCATCGCGCAAGTGATGCAAGCGCCAAATTCAGCAACCAATTCCTCAAAAGCGTAGTTAGCGCTACCGAAAGCGGCTTTTTCAGTGAGCCCCTTGCGATTGAGTCGCTTTTCAATTCCGGTAGAATGTATCAGTTCATGAGCCAAAACCCCTTGGTACTGATCACGGGAAAAGAAAGCTTGCTCGTGTGGCATTTGAACCAAGTCTTTTGAGGGTTGATAATAAGCTCGGTTCCCCCCGTGGCAAAGGGTGATACCTTCACGGTCAACGTAGTCTTGCAAAGCCGTTTCCGGCTCACTTGGCAAAATCTCTTCCGGCTTCATTCCCTCGACCAAGTGTTCCAATCCCTCACAATCCCTTAAGGCATTGAATACGGCTGATCTCTTAAGAAAGGGAATTGTTTTTTCTTCACCCGTCTTTTTATCTTTCTTTTTTAGAAACTTCCAAAAGACAACGTAAGCCGTTGCGGTAGTTCCGCTTTTAACGTGACCGCCAAGTGCTTGGGCCTCTTTATAACTAACCCAAGCGTTGCAAGGTACATCTTGCATTAATAAGATTGGAACGTTTGTTCCTTTGTAAGCCTCTTTTCTCTTTAGATTGTAAGGCAACCCATTTTCCCTAACCCCTTTCCAACATTGTTGGAATGGATTGGTTCCCGAGTCAATTAAGCTTGTGAGCTTGTTAGTAACTTGTTCTTGAATCTCTTTGGTTTTCATATTATCTTTTTTAGTTTATTGGTGAGCTTCATTACTCACCCCAAAAGCCCGCAAGTCTGAATTGCGAGCAAGGGTTTTGGTTTGGTTGGTTTGTTTAGATGAAAAGGGGGTTTGGTGTTATTTCCACCCTTTCAATCTTTTCACTCCCTACCTTTCTGTGAAACTCTTTAAGATTGTAAACTGGCTGCCCGAAGCACGGCATGAACTCGCCTTCGTTGGTCATTCGGTAATCTAGGTCATCAAAGAACCATTCTAAAAGGCTCCTTACGCTTGCGACCACTTGCTTTATTACTTTGCCGTCACCGTAATATCTCTCAACTGTGTAAATGAACTCTTTTGGTTCGGTTGCTTGGTAGGTGATTGTTACTTTCTTGGTTTTCATATTGGTGTTTTTGGTTATTGGTTAGTGGCGCAGCTCGCGCCAATTTAATTCTGACTCCAAAAAAAGACCCTTTTCCCACAATCAGCAAGAAAAATCGTTCTTCAAAGTAAACTTTTTTCTCATTGGGTAGGGTTTTGTGGCTCCCGTTGCGTTTTGAATGGCTTTGAAATAGGACCTACCACCCCAAAAAATAAGAGGTCGACCAAGACCGCCGAGCTTGCTTGTCTGTAGTTGGCTAGCGAATACGTGTTTTCTGTAGTTGCTGCGTGGATACGCAACCGCTAGCGGGGCGGGGGTCGGGGGGGCGGTGCCTGTCGCGTATATATGTATCTACTAGCCCTGTAAAAAATATTGACAAATAAGGGCTTAGGGCTATTTGGGGTGTGCAGATGGAACCTAAGGAGGAACTAATAGACTCAATTCGGGAGGGAATCTTGGAAATCCAAGAACACAATCCTAAGAACAATAGCATATTGTCCAAGAGTAACCCCGAAAAAACTGCTGAGATATTGTACCTACACGCTACTGGGGTGACCCAGACTCAGATGATAAAGAAGTATGGGCTCAAACGTGAAACAATTGTAAACGTCCTGTTGGACTATGCCGACTTCACAGGCAAGTGGAAGCAGCTAGGAAGCAAGGTAAGAGGCAGAGCATTCTTGGAACTATCATCGTTAGAAGAAGATTTGATAGAGAAGCTAAGAGAGAGGATGGAAGCTGGGGAGATAAAGGCTAGCTTTAGGGACTTGCTTCCTTTGGCTATTGCTTTGGAGAAGGCTGAGAAGGGAAGCAACACGTTTCGGGGAGAAGCTAGCACCATTGTAGAGGAGCGTAAGGTGGTAAGCCAAGAGGACTATGAGGCTACGGTTAAGGCTGCTAGGGAGCGTATAGCTAGCATGAAGAAGGCGGAGGTAATCATTGACCAAGAAGTGTAAAGATTGCGGCCAAGAGCTACCAATTACCGAGTTTCATAGTAACGGTCAAGATAGGGGTAAAAAAAGGTATAAGCCTAGATGTAGGAAATGCAGTAATAATAGGGCAAGAATCCAAAGAGATGAGCTTATTAAAAACCATTTTGGGGGTTGGAAATGTTCTAGGTGTGGTTTTGAGGGTAGGCCAATTCAGTTTGATTGTCACCATGCTAGGGGTGTTAAAAGATTTAAAATTTCAGAAAACTTTAGAAAAGCAGTTAGCAGTAAAACTGTTTTTTTAAAGGAGCTGGAGAAGTGTAATTTGCTATGTGCCAACTGCCATAGGCTAGAGCATGAGGTGGTTCCGATTGAAACAAGACCCTTTACTTCCGAACCAATAAGGCATGATCTAAACAGAATCTTATAATGAACAGAAACATTGAGCTAGTTGAGAAGTCCTTGGATACCATAAACCCAGAATGGGAAGTGTTCTTAATTGCTTCAGTGGGGGAAAACGGGCTTGAATATGACACCTTTAGTAAGCTATCTGGTTATAGTCATGATGAAGAAATGTCCTATCTTCTAGCATTTGTTAATACTTTAACTGATAGAGATTTAGAAGACTATATGTCGGAATGATTGAGTTTACCGATCATCCAATATTAAAGCCTCCTACAGACGAGGAAATAGTGTTCTTGGGTGAGAACCACCCCAAGCTACTTAAAGACCTACATGAGGCCCATGAGGGCCGCATACAGGCTTCTGAGGAAGATCCTGTCAGACATGGGTTCAACCTAGATGGATGGGAGCGTATTAAAGATGGACTAGGAACATACAACGAGTGTCTGTGTTTGGGAGGCAATCGTAGTGGCAAGACAACTGGCTGTGCCAAAATTGTAATGGAGAGCGTTACCAATAACCCGGACGGTCACATTGTTTGTTTTTCCCAGAACGCTGATACCAGCGTAAAGGTGCAGCAAGCTGCGGTGTGGGAAATGATGCCAAGGGAGTTTAAAAAGAAGACCAAGAGTGTTGAGGGCTACATCAACTACTCAATGCAGAATGGGTTCACTGGTAGCAGTTTTATTTTTCCCGATACCCGGACTAGGGTTGATTTTAAAACCTACACCCAGTTTTCCAATAACCAAACCATCTTGGAAGGTTTTGAGTTTGGGTTTAGGTCTGGAGACAGACTCAACATTGGTACGTGGTTGGATGAATATCTTGGTGATGATGCTTTAATAAACACTTTACGTTTTCGGTTGGCTACTAGGAATTCCAAGATGTTGATAGCCTTCACCCCTATCAATGGGTACACTCCGTTTATATCAGAATATCTAAAGGGGTCTGAAACCCTGAAGACGAGAAGGGCGGAGTTGTTGAATAAGGATTTGCCTGTACAACAGTATAGTCCCAAAAGGGATGCTTCTGTGGTCTATCTGCATTCTGATGAAAACCCGTTTGGTGGGTATAGTCGGATAGCCAAGGATCTGAGGGACAGGCCGGAAGAAGAAATATTGGTCCGTGCTTATGGTGTTCCTGTAAAAAGTGTAACATCGTTGCTTCCGCTTTTTAATACCGAAGTAAATGTTCTTAGCAATGAAAAGAATAAATATGGTATGTCCTTTCCTGACGTATCAGACCAAAGCAGGTTTACTTGTTATCAGGTAGTTGACCCGGCTGGGGCTCGTAACTTCACTGCGTTGTGGGCCGCTGTAGATAGGGACGGCTACGTGTACATATGCCGAGAGTGGCCTGACCGCAATACATACGGAGAGTGGGCTTTGTTCGGAGATCCCAAGTGGAAAACGGGACCAGCAACTCGCAAGCTTGGGTTAAACGTAGAGGGGTATGCCAATTTGTTTTTAGAGATTGAGGAAGAGCTAGGAGTAGAGGTGTTTGAGCGTATTGGTGACTCTAGGTATTTTGCTAGGGAGAATGACAACAACGAGGATTTGTTTACGTTGTTTGACGACTTTGATATGTTGTTCCATCCTTCAGATGGACGCATGGAAGAGGTTGGTATTAGTGCGGTTGACGAATGGTTTACTTACAATCCCAATAAACCAATAGATGCAGCCAACAGGCCATTGTGCTATATACACAGTGATTGTGGGAATTTGATTGACAGTTTGTTAAATTATAATTCACAAGGTAAAGCGGATGAAGCTCTTAAAGACTTTTTTGACCTTATACGCTATTTGAGAATGGCAAATGGAGGAGAAGGTCCAGATCACATGGAAAACAGAAGCTTGCTAGCAACAAGCAAATCAAAAGGAGGATATTGATGGCTAAAATTAGAATAGGCAAATTAGCCGAAAATCTTGATGTTGATGTGGACAACTTAATTAGATTGGCTAAATCAAAACTTTGTGCGTCGATGATGACGGGAAAAGGAGGCAAAGCATTGTGGATTAATGAAGAGGGACAAGAACTATTGAGTATGGCTGTAGACATTCCAGAAATAGTTCCTAAGCACTACAGTGGACGTGTGATAAAACCTGCCGCAAACCCTAGTTATGTATATTCTTACATTAATGAAATTGGTAAGAAGGTTCCTGTATGCGTACCAAGAAAATTAAAAAAAGCTTTGGTTGGTAAAAATATTAAAATAGAGGCCATTGAAGATGCAACCGGAGTGTCGTACAGGTACGTCAGGTGACATTACAATGAACCGACGGTGGATATGCGAGCAGATAGATAGGCTGCTTGCTTGGGAGATTTTGTGTAAAATAGCCAAGCACGATGAGCTTTACTCAGTAAAATCCAGCGACTTGTGTGATAAGATAGGAGCCAACGAGCAATATTTCTATCACGTTTTCCATAACATAAAAGGCAAGCTCAATGCAAAATGATTCCATTTCCGAGTCTCTAACTTACGTTAGCGACGATCCCGACATTACATCTTTACGTTACGCCTATGACCAGTCGGTAACTGAGCTTGAAGCATATTTTGATTTATGCCGAAGCAGTTATGATGACCGCCGTAACTGGTGGCCCGGCAAGAGCAGGGATCTTCGCAAGCACGGAGCAGACGCTTTCCCTTGGGAGGGAGCCTCGGACATGGAAAGCCATGTTATAGACGAACGAATAACCAGATTGGTTTCTTTGTTTCTGTCTGCAATGAACAGGGCAAACATCCGGGCATTTCCCGTAGAAGTTAGCGACATTGCTAGAAGCAAGGTGGTTACAAATTTTTTGAAATGGATGATAAAAAGCGGTTACATTCCTCGTTTTAAAGAGGAGATGGAACTAGGAGCCAACTATATGTTGGAACGTGGTATATTGATTACTTATGTTGGCTGGCACATGGAGGACAGAAGCTTCCTTCAACGTCTTAGCTTAGAACAAATATCTGCAATTAATCCTGAGTTGGGAGAGATGATTGTTTCTGAAAACGACAACGAACAGGTTGTCCGTATGTTGCAATCTAGCTTTGAAGGAGTTTCTGAATCCAGAGCTAATAAAGCTTTAAATGATTTAAGGGAACTAGGAGTTGCTGAACTACCAATAGTTCGTCGCCAAGTAAACGCTCCAGAGGTAAAGACACTAGCTCCAGACGGAGACTTTATTTTCCCTCCATATGTTACCGATCCACAACGAGCACCATATTGTTTTTGGAAAACCTACTACACTCCACAGGAGTTGCAGAACAAAATTATTACTGATGGATGGGATGAAGATTTTGTAGAACACGTTATTGATCGGTACCGTGGCGTAAACATAGACTCCATTGAGCGAGAGCAGGAAGGCAGAAGGTCAATAAGCCTAACCGACAATGCCTATGAAGCTGAAGAGCTTATTGAAATTGTTTACGGTTATCAAAGATTGATAGACAAAGAAGACGGTTCCGAAGGAATATATTGCACAGTGTTCCATCGCGAGTTTAGCGGAATGGAAGGAATACCGGGATATGCAAAGTTTGAGTTGTTGAATGGGTATGAAGAATATCCTGTAGTGGTTACTAAGCTATCTGAAGATAGCAAAAGGCTTTACGACACAATGACGGTTCCCGATTTGTTGCGCGGCATACAGAACCAAGTGAAGGTTGAGCGTGACAGCCGAATTGACAGAAACAGTCTTTCTACGGTTCCGCCAATAATGCACCCAGTGGGGCAAGCTCCTACAGACTGGGGTCCGGGTCGCATGATACCATATCGCCGAAAGGGAGACTTTGAATTTGGTCCTACTCCTGTCTACAACCAAGGATCGGTTGAAATGGAGAAAACCCAAGAAGCTCAAGCTGACAGATTGGTTGGACTAGACCGTGAAGGTCCGGTTAGCCAGATAAGACAGCAGTTCTTGGTAGACAAATTTTTAACACATTGTTCCAACGTCATAGGGATGTGCTACAAGTGCTTTCAGCGTTTTGGTCCCGACAGCATATTCTTTCAAGTTACTGGTGTTCCAGACCCACAAATGTTTAGCAAGGGAAACCCGGATGAAAGATTTGATATAACAATTTCCTATGATGTTCAAAATACTGATCCAGAGAAGCAGGAAAATAAATTAAATTCCATGATCTCTCTTCTTCAGTTGGATAGAAGTGGAAGAATAAACGTAGACAATTTAGTAACATTGATAGCTGGTAGCGTAGATCCGGTGTTGGCAGACAGTGTTCTTCAACCAGTGGAAGCTGCACAGCAGCAAATGCTCAAAGATATTACAGATGACTTATCAAAAATTTATGCAGGCATTGAGGTTCCGGCACGTCCTAACGGTGCTCAATCTGCTATGCAAATTATTCAGCAATATACTCAGCAACCGGATATTGCCCAGCGTATGCAAACTGACCAAGCGTTTTCAGCTCGTTTGCAGAAGTATATGGGCCAATATCAGTTCTCTATGCAGCAAGCTGAGAACGCGCAAATAGGCAGAATTGGTACAGCACCCGCTCAGATGGGTGGAATGCAAACTCAAAACATGTCTCAGTGAGTTTAGAAAAAGATATACAATCGCTACACAATCACGAGTCTTTTGCTCGTTTCATAAATGTAATATCAGCTTTGCGCGAGGAGTGCATTGGAGATATGCACGAGGCTGCAACGGAGCAGCTTCAGCAAATATCTGGAAGGATAATTACCTATGACCAGATATTGCAAATGGTTGATTCAAAAAAATTAGAAAAAAGACACAAAGATTTTCTTTGATGCGTGATAGTATGTTTCCACGCAATCGCTAGGCGTAAATAGTGGAAACAGTTATGCAAGATGAAATCAACACAGCCGTCGCTGAGGCTGAACCAAAATCAGTGGACAACCAAAACATATCTGCGTCTGACTTTGTTCAGAGACGTAGCGAGTCTTTACTAGGGCAACAGCCCGAAGAAAAGTCTCAAGAATTGGCCGAGGAAGCTAGTGAGGAAGAAATTCCAGAGCAAGCAACTGAGGATAATGTTCTTTCACAGTTTGATTTAGACAGTTTGTCGGATGAGGAAAAAGACGCTTTGCGTCAGCAACTCATTCCCGGCGCGCAGTCACGTATTAGTGAACTTACGGCAAGACGGAAAGCTGCTGAGGAGGAGTTGCAAACTATGCAACTAACAATCAAGGAGCCGGAAGTTAAAGACAACCCGCTATCTAATTTATCAACCCTTGAAGATCTTCAAAAGAAGTCTGATGAGGTTAGTGATGTTATTAGTTGGGCCGAAGACCTGTTGTTTGATTCCGATGAATATTCTGCTGACGATGAAATAACCACCGTAGAAGGTCGCCCGATGACTAAGGCTGAAGTGCGTAAAGCTCTTCAAAGTGCCCGAAAGTCGCGTGATTCATACATTCCAGACCAGTTGAAAAAACTTCAAGGTTTGGAAGACGCAAAAACAATGCGTCAGCAGTTGGGCAATAAAGCCGTAGAGGAACTTGAATGGCTAAGGGACGAGAATGAAAACGAG